CCGTCCGCCTCGGTCAGCTCAACCGCCGAAGTCGAGATGTACGGGTAGCGGCTGGCGACGCGGAACAGCTCGCCCCGCAGCGGCGGCATGTTCGGAAGCTGGCCGCCCTTGGCCGCGGCGTTCACGACCTCGTCAAGCGACAAGATGTCGTTGTCCAGCTCGGGCGAGCCGAGATAGACGAGGTCGTTGGGATTGTCCGGCCGCCCCCAATGATGGTCATACGTCCGGTCCAGCATAAGCGTCGGCATCTTGACGAGGTTGCTGTACTGGATCGCGCCCGCCACGTCGATGCCGTTCGCCGTGTTGTCGACAAGCGCCGCATGGCGGATGCCGTCGGAGTGAAGGTAGTACAGCGTATCGGCCGGGTCGGCGTCGTCTAGGTTGATGTTGCCCGTGCCCGCGTTGGTCAGGTCGCCGTTCACCGCCAGCTTATCGAGCGTCTTAGCCTGGGCCGCGGCGAGCGATGCGTTCAACAGCGGCACGAGCGGCGCAAGCGAATCCTCGGCCAGCTCGCCGGAGTAGTTGTAGTGGGCGAGCAACTTCTTGGCGGTCAAGCTGACCTCGTTGCTGCCCGGCTTCTGCGTTCCGTACTGGATGCTGTCGGCACGCGCCGCCGTATTCTCGGCGGCAAGGATCATGTCCGGCACGCTGCCCATCACCGGATGCTTTTCGACCGGCCCGCTCATCGGGCGCGACTCGATCAGCGGCGCGACACGGCCATAGTTTTCCATGGCCGCCTCCCAAATCTTGGGGACGTACATGGCATCCGGCACGAGCTGCGCGCCGAACCCGCTTTCGGCCGTGTCGAGCGCCCGCTGTGCGCGGGCCGCCTTGACGATCGCGCGCGTCTTGTCGTTCGGGCCGCCGAGCCGCGGGTCCGAAACGCGGGCCGCGTCCAGGATGTCGTGAACAAGCTCGACGTCGCCGATGCTGTAGCCCATCGCGGCCCACGTGGTGCCGCGCAAGCTGGCGTCCTCGTCCGCCCGCGGGGCCGGACGGTAAAGGCTGGGGGTGAGAATGCCGCCGCGCGCGGCGTCGGCCACGGCTTCGGTAACGAGTGCGATCGTTTCGTTCCGCTGCCCCTCGGACAGCGTGTTCCGCATCGCGTCGACGCGCTTGACGATCGACTCAACCGCGGCATCCTTGTCAGCCGCGGTCGGCGTCGGGATCTGATCGGCCATGTTCCTTACTCCTTGCTTGCGCCACCGCTGGCGGCGAGCTGGTCCAGCTCTGCCACCAACGCGGCCATAAAGTTATCGTCGTCGTTTCCGTCACCGGATCGCCCGTCGCCGCCCTCGGCCACCATCTCGCCCTCGGGCATCGCGTCGGCGTCTTCGGCCTCGGCGTCGGCCTCGTCGTCGGGCGCCACCGCGGCGGCGATCTTGTCCAGCGTCGCGGCAATCGCGTCCAGCGCGGCGACAAGTTCGGGATCAAGCTCGCGGCGTCCGGCACCCGATGTGCTGGCCGCGCGCCCTTCATCCTTGCCCGTCGCCTGCGCCGACTTGATCACCGTGTCGAGCGCGTCACGGGCACCGACTAGCAGCTCCGTATTCCGCGCATTGAGCACCGCCCCAACCCGTGATCCGCTCAATTCGTCCTCCAGCCATAAGCCGCGCCACTCGTCAGGTCCGAGCGCGTCGACCTCCGCTGCCGTGAGATATTCCGGCGGCGTGCGGCCTAACGTTCGATAGCGAGCGGTCAGGGTGTTGTATCGGCGGCGTCGTGCGCGGTCGTTGTCAGGGCAATCGGGGGCGAACACCGCTACCATCTCGGCAGCAACGTCCACCCACGCCCGCCCCTGGGCCGGTTCGTCGTCGTCGGTACTATCGTTGCCCGCGGCGGCTACGGCCGACGCGGGTGGGGTCACGTCGTTGGCCGTCGTTCCGCCGGTGACGGTAACGGCAACCGGGAACACGTCGTCGGTTGTTATCGTCGCGTCGGTCAGCGCGGCTAGGATCGTCCGCGCGCGTTCGATCAGCGCGCCGGGGTCGCCGGGCACCGGGACCGCCGCGATTTCAAGTAGGTCGTGTCCGGTCGGCTTGCCGCCACCGGAGCGCGTCGGGATGCCGCTATCGTCAACGTCGTCCCAACTCACGCTGACCGTGTGCAGGAAGCCGTCGCGGTACTTACGATCGATCTCCGCCGCGAACGGGTCCGCCGTGTCGAACGTGATAGCGGCGCGGATACCCTGCCCGCCCTTGGCGTCGATGATGTCGACATCCGCGCGGCCGACCGGGAGCCGGTTGCCTGCGAAGTCGTGCGCCCAAGTGACGATCGGATTGGCGCGGTAGTTGTCGACGCGCCACGGCAGCGACGCCAGATCAAGGCCGTCGCGCTGCTTGCCGGGACGCGACGCGGTGAAGATCAGCGGGCCGGTGTCGGGCGCGTCGTCCGCGCGGATGAGTCGCATGTACTGCATAGGGTTACGCCTCCGCTACCGCGACGACGGGCCGCGTCATACCGCGCCCGCCGCCGTCTTCGTCGTACGTCGCAACGCACCGGCACTGGATGTCCTGCTCGGCCGCGCCCATCTGCCCGGGGCACGGCCCGCGCGAACCGCCGACCTCGAAGTCATCGGCCAACTTGACCGTCTGCCCGTGCGCGGCGGCGTGGTCTGGCCGCACGCGCTCGTCTAGGGCGGTGATCCACGTCTTCGTAAGCGTCAGCCCGGTGTCCGCCTCGATGGCCTCGGCCGTTAGCTGACTGCCCCCGGCGTAGGCGCCGAGCACTTCCGTTCGGGCGATGACTTCCGCGCTGGACCGGATCCGCCCGTCCATCACCTCGCCGACGATCTTGCGCAGATCCGGCAACCCAGCGCCGTTCGCGATGCCGTCCGCCAACTGCGAGCGGAGCGCCGTCCATGTCGTGTCGTTGACCGACGTGGCGAACCGTTGCGCGCGGCCCATAAGGAACCGCACGGCTTCCGGCGAATCCGGCGTCAGCGCCGCGGCGTCGAACGCGCCAGCGACGGGAGCGCCGCCCGCCTCGAACGGTTGGCGCAGCGCCTTACGCATCGACTCCCGGTACTGCCTCAGCCATTTGGCGCGGCCGAACAGCGCGGGCAGATCGTCAAGCGCGATGCGTGCGCCACGTTCACCCGCGGCGCGGTCGGCGCCGCCCAAGCGGTCTAGGATGCTGTCCCGGTGGGCTTCAAAGAGAGTCACGACAACGCCCTTGACCGCGGCCTCCAACTTGGCCGTCGGTGCAATCGCGCGCGTCCACAAGTCCAAATGATCCGCACTGCCGAGCGGCGGCGCGGCTCGTGTTTCGTTCACCGGCGGCGACAAGGGGACAGCCGCGGCGGCGGGAGGAGCGTCCGCCGCCGCGGCTCCGTCCGCCATGGGGGTAGGCGTTTCATCTGCGGGGGCGGGTTCGGTTGGCGGGGCGATCACGGGCGGGCCGTCGCCGACGATGGCCGCGGCCACCTTGTCGCCAACGCCGAACGCGGCGATAAGAGCGATGGCCGATTCGGGGCTGACAAGCCCTTGCCCCATAAGTGCCAGCGTGGAATTGATTACCGATCCCATCGACGGGTTGATCGGCTCGTTTGCTAGGCCGTCCAGCCCGCGCGACTCTCGCCACTCAGCGACCTTCAGCGCGCCGCTGCCGATCTGCGCCTCGGCCCGCGTCCATGCCGCCGTCTCGTCCTCTTGCAGCGCCGATACGCCGCTCATGTCGAACGCCACGAAGTCGACGCCGCTATCGGGGCCGAACATCGGCAGCACCATTTCCGTCAACGCCTCGGCGATGAACGCCGCTTCGCTGCCGCACGTCGCCCAAAAGTCGAGCGCCGCCTGTTCGCGGTTGCGGTACGTGGCGCGGTTGCCGCCGATCATCTCGAGCGGGATGCCGAACGCGCGGCCGACGTCCTCGACGCTGAAGTCGAGTAGCGCCGTGAACTCGGCATCCTTGGGGGAGAGCGTCATTGCCGTGAACTTGGCCGGGTACGGCAGCGCGATGGTGCGGTGCGCCTTCATCTCGCCGCGCGCGTTCTTGTCCAGCGCGCCCGCCACCGCTAGCAATTGCTCATCGGTCCATGCCGTTTCATCCGACTCAGGGCCGATAAAGCCCGGCGTGCGAATCCCGTTCTTGAAGATCGCCGCGTTGGACTTCATCGCCGCCGCATAGCTGTCCGCGCCGAGCCGCGCCGCGGCCAGTGGCGGGAGCGCGCCGTAATCGGGATCGGCCGGGTCAGGGAAGCGCATCTCCATCACGCCGTCCGCGGGCAGATCGCGCCGCGCGGCCGTGTTCGGGTCAAGCGTCCAGCCCGTGATGAGTCCGTCGCCCGCCTGCCGCCAGCGCACCGGCTCAAGCCGGTCGTGGCGCACGTAGCGCAGTCCCGTCGGCGGCACGGGCTTGGCGCCCACCGCGTCGCGGCCTTCGATGAGCCAACGCGCGCGGCCAGCCAGGCACATTGAAAACTCGGTCAGGTACACGAGCTCGCGCCACGTCATCGTCGGCGCGGGCCGGGAAAGCACGTCAACGACGGCGCCCGCCTCCACCTCGACGGCCTCGCCAAGATCCACGACGCGCGCCCCGGCACGCCGCACACGCGCGCCAAGCGGGAGCGCGTGATGTCGCCGGACGCGCGGATCAGTCAAGTCCAGCGTGCGGCCAGTGGGGGCGGCCCGGCCGGATGCCGAGCGACGCCCGCCCCGGCCGTCTGTCGCCTGCGGCGTGAGTGCGTAGAAGCGCAGCGGCAAGCTGGCAATGGCGTCCGCACGTAGACGCGTGCAGGCGTAGACGATATTCGATATACGGGCGTAGTCGAGATACGCGGCGGGCGAGTCGTCCTCGCCACCGCCCCCGCCGCCGATGCCACCGAACGCGGTCGACGGCACGGGGGTGTACCCGCGCCGCTTCAGACGTTCCGCTGCCCATCGGTCTACGAAGTTCAAACGCCCGCCCCCAACGCTACGAAGTCGTAAGCGTTGCGGCGGGCGAGGGCGGGCCGCGTCAATTCGGCGGGCGCGTCAGGGGGACGGGCGGGCCTGTGTGGGGCAGTAGCGGCAGGGTGCGGCTACTACGGATAGTAGTTTACCGCACAATTATTGCGTTGTCAACTATCGCTAGCTGCGAGACATCGCGCGAAGAAGGGCAACGCGCCAGCGCTCAATCGCGTCTAGCACGCCAATGAGCGGGGCGCCGAAGACATCGTAAAATGCCTTGATCACGTATCGGGCTTCCGCGGCGCACGCCGCGCTTTGATGCCCGAACGTCTTCGGTATCCACTCATTGCACTCAGCGCACGCCTCGCCGAAGGGCGCGCCGCGACTGTCCCGGTACGTGATCGTGGACGGTTGGCCGCAATCGCAAGCGCCCGTCACGATATACGCGCCCGCCATCACGCGCCCCCGCCCGGCACGAACCACGTCACCGGCTCCGCCACCGGCGCCGTGTGCGCGTCCCGCACCCCGACGCGCCAGCGCCGCACGCCGCGGCCATCCTTGCGCCACTCGACTACGTAGCCCGCGCGCCTAAGCGACGCCAGCGCGAGCGCGTGCCCGGAGACGTGGCCGACGGCGTTGCAGGCGAGGGCGACCGCGAAGCCGCGCCAGCCGGCGACGTAGAAGCCGAGCGATAGCACGGCGAGCTCGCTAAGGATGACGGTCATCGTTCGCCCCTCCTGTTCGCCTCGGCCCTTAGCTCATCGGCCCACACCTCAAGCGCCCGCGCCATGCCGAGCACGCCGCGCCGCACCTCGTGCAAGATACGCACCTTCGCCTCCGCTGGCAACGCGG